GACCAGAACCAACAGGAATAACTTGAGCGGGGCTAAACGGTACCGAAGTAGTCGCTGGCCATGCCCATGCTGTAAACGCACTAGAATCGACTGCACCTAGTGTGAATGTCGTAGTCGTTACAGCTGTGATTATCCCTTGCAAGTTATTTGCTTGAACCATACCAAAAGCGGATGGAACTCTCAAACGCACTTGCTGACCTACTGTTAAACCATGGTTAGATAAAGTAGTCACAACCATAGGATTAGCAGCAGTGATATTGCTAATATTAAGACGCCCTGGATTGCTACCAGGATAAAACAGCTGAGAAACTGTTACCTTTCTAAACTTGAATGAAGTTTCTGCAGTAAAGTTGGCTGTATTAGTATTAATTGGAATCGTGAATGTATTTGCACCTGTTACGGTAACGCTAAAATATAAACCGCCCAATTGCGTCATAACAGCATTATTAGTCATCAAAATAACATCACCAGTTTGCAAACCATGTGCTGTAGCAGTACAGACCGCAGGATTTGCTTTAGTGATCGTTGTTCCTGTAACTTGAGAACCTAATGCAATACCTTTACCATCATAGGTAGAAATAGCATTAGAAGTAATTTGAGATGGAACCAACGCAGTACCAGCAGCATTAATAAATACGGCATTCGTTTTGGTTGGGCTATCGCTTTGCCAATCGAGCCATTGAATATTTTCGTTACCTGTACCTGTTGCACCAAATTGCGTTTGGTTAACAATATTTACCTTAGAAGGAACAAAACCACAGTTCACGTTTACTGTTGATGGTAAACTTGAAGCTACAGTTATTGTCCCCTGTACCATTGCTCTACCTGGAAAAGTCATAGTTACCTCCTATTATGAGTGTGTAGCGCGTAAGTTAAATAACCACGCATCGTTCATTAATCGAGGCACTTGTGCCATCTTCCATGCACCTAACTGTAAACGTCTAAGAGGATCGGTAGGTCCTCCTGGAGGTGTATAAATGAAGCTTGCTGTCGCTGTTGTAAGCTCAATAATCGCATAAGCTTCTTGTCCTGTAACAAAGATGTTGTAAACAGTATTACCATTCAAAGAGGCATTCAAACTTTGAGAGCCTTTTGAAGAGTACAAGAATCTAATATTCGATACTGAACCCCATTCGGCGTTGAGCACGTTCATATTTGAAGGATATTGTGCCTGAGAAATAAACCCAGTCACTGCTTCTAAGTCGTCAATAATTCCGGTATTCATCATACCCCAGAATGCTTCACGAACTGGAGCTGTACCAAATTTCAGACTACCTTCAATATTATCCGAAATCATCATTGCATCGTTTCCGAGCAATGCTAATACAGTCGCGTCAATATCGCTTCGAGCCAATTCTGTTGGATTGTCCCCGTTTACTCCACCAGTACAGTTAATAACTGAAGCGGTAGAGGCGAGCATATTTCTAATTAACTCGTCTTCTGTTTCCCTCATAGATTGCGCTAAAAGAGAGACTGTTTGATTCAACACAGGATCCTGATTTATAAACATCACAGAGTCAGTGCTTTAGCTGTTACTTTTATGACCTTCTTTAGTTGAAGGCGGGACAGGTTCTTCGACCCATCCTCACGAGTTTTATTTATAGCTCGTGTTCAGACTTTCGCATCTCCTTTCGGAGTCCACTCGTTAAGTCGTTCAGGCTGGACATTCATTCTCATTTTGTGTACACTACTAATGATATCAACATTGGAGGTTATATGAGTGAAAGAAATACATTGATTGACACAAGCACCATAACTATTATCGATCTGGCTTATCTCGCCGGATTGATTGATGGTGACGGGTCTTTCCATATAAGTAAGCGCAAGGGCCGAGGTTACAAACATACAAGTCAATGCTATGGAATGGTATTGTCCATACATTGTATTGAGAGGTCTTTGATCGATTGGGTTGTTTCTAAATTTGGTGGCATTACTACTTGCCTCAATAAAAAACCTCCTAGAAGATCTCTTTATGGAGTCGAAATAACCGGCAATCGTCTTACTCAGCTGATTGAACTTATTCTTCCTTTCATTAAACTTAAAAAACCTCATGCTGAAAACATGCTCAAAATGAGAAAAACATATAATGGAATCGGTGGCCGTTTTGAAATCCCTAAAGAAGTTTCTGACCTTAGAGAAGAATGTTGGGCTTTTTCTCGTGAGATTAACTCTCATAAACCAATTCCTAAAAATTAAGTCCTTGCCCCTTGTTGTCCTTTGGCTATGCTACAAGGAGTTCCAAGTCAATTAGAGCAGATTTATTAAAGTGACCACCACATTCAATGGTCACATAGGTCCCGTAAAAATCAATTCTTGCATCAATATCCACAGCATTCAAAACTTGTCCTGGAGGAGTAAGTCCCGAATCTGGGAGTGGTACTGTTGCTGTCGCCAAATTAGTGTATCTACGATAACGCGCGATACGTCCGCTATTTGGTGGCAGCTCTTTCTTCATCGACATCTGTTTGTGAATGAGTTTTGGCATCGGTCTTGATAAAAGAACGTTGTCAAACCATTGCTGTACAGGCGGCGGAAGGCTATTGCTTGTTGTAATAGTCATTTCTTATTTCCATCTTAAGCCCCTCTAGCAAACTTCTGAGACATTTCCCAGATTTCATTAGGCTTCATTTTGGAAAATTGATCGGCTTGATTTTTGAGAGGACTTCCTACAGCATTGGCGCTGACAGGTCTTGAAGAGTTTTTTAGAATCTTCTCAGCTTTAGGACTTACTTGCTGCTTCACGGTTGCCTCCTGGTAATCATCAGATAACTTCCCTAATCTATAAGCTGTTTGAGCTGGGTTTTTCGATTGCTGTATCTTGTATGCTAATGCGGGGTCGTTTTTAATCATCGGAATTGCAAAATTTTCCATTACATAATCATAGTCTTCGAATTGCTGACGCGCTTGACGCTCATCACTTTCGATAGTTTGCTGCTGCACATACTCTTGGACTATTTTTTTAGCAGCCTCTTGAGCTTTTTTCTCTGCAACTTTTTCTGCTAATTGCCGAGCTTTTCCTACTTGTAAATAGTCTTCTGGATCTAGTTGATCAAATTCATCGGGCGCTTCTTGAACTTTTGGCTTCTTAAGTTCTGAAACTTGCAATTGAAGTTCTTCAATCATGGCTTTTTGCATTTTGAGAACTTTATTTGCTTCGGCCCAATTGTGTTCAACATCCTTTTTAACAGACTCTTGAGCTGTTTCAGCTTCAGGAATCTGTTCTTGAGCTTGCACTTGATCTTGTACTGGTTGTTCTACAATTTCCTCTTTTTCTTCTGACATAATTTCCTTTTGCACTCGGCACCAGTGCTAATATGCCCTTTTTTTCATCCGTTGACGTCGACGACACGTTGCTCTTTACGGCTTGGCCGATTGCGAGCTAGTAAGCTAAAACTTTATCTAAATTGCATGTTTTGGAGAGCTCTTTTAAAGACCCGATAACTTCGGGAATAGGTTCATTTTTGCCTTCACAAGCCCATGTAGGCCATGAACCCGGAAGCGCCCATTCGAGAGTCAGTTTCCCTTCTTTGTTATCTACTCCAAAGCACATGCAAGAAAGCATCATTGGCGGTTTTCTATGCTGTATGACCATTTTCTTTATCTTTATGATATCGGGTCGAGTTGGCCAAGGCTTTGCATGGAAAACCACATAGTATTTTTCTTCGATCTTCTTACATCGATCGCTTTCGATTATTTCTTCTAAATCTTTCATTAGACGTTTACCCATAGCTTGGCGTGTTTCGCCAAGCTGCTGGCCAGAAGTTCTATAAGGAAGATCGGTAATCATTTAGCACCTGTTAAGCGATTTTGCTAAACTTTGATCTATTTAACTTCTTGGTATCTCTATGAACGATTTCATTTTGCATTTGCATGTAGCGATTACCGCGTTCGCGTTCGCTTTCCATGTAAGGGTCAAAATGCGAGTTATCTGATGAGTAACCTTTATCAAAATGATGCTCTCCTTCTTTCATTGGAGGGCCTTTATCTGGATTTGAACCTTTGTAGTGTTCACCTGAATTTTTCATACTTATCTCCTATAGGGTGAAATAAATTTATTTCGTGCACCTATATCGATAAAAAATGAATGAAAAGTCAAAGGAGTAAATGCGAATTTTGCTAATTATTGACTTGATTTATTTTACGTGATATTATAAAGGAAAGAGGTGAAAATGGATTGGGCTATCATATGGACCATTATTGGTTCTGCAGTTTCTATAATTGGTATTATCATTACTTTATTTACTTGGTTGCGAGGAGATATCAAGGAAATTGAAAAAAAAATATCTGATCATGATAGAGAATTTGGCAATATTAGGACAGATTTAGCTGTAATTAAAACTCTTTTGCTTCACAAGGAAAGCTGTATGATTAAAGATGAGAGGCAAATAAAAAAAGCTGAATAAACCTCAATTCATTTATCCCTTATTTCTTTTCTTCCTTTCCTCTAATAAAGCCTTGCCAGTTAACTTCAATTCCTTTGAAAAAGCTTTAATTGTTTTTTTATAGTGTTTAGAACAATCGCATCTAGGATAATGAGAAAATGTATTAAGATCACTGCACATTACATATATTTTATTTTGATGCGGACGAAATAAAATTTGAGTGGTCATAAATTGATTCGAGTAAACATCTTTAAGCTCGTCTGAGAGGAAATCATAAATTCGAAAATCAATCCAATGAGGACATGTTTCTTTTTTTTTAATAGCAATATTCGCAAACCCCATTTTGAAGGCGTTAGTTATACACGGATGAAGCATACTAGTCGGAATGGCCGACATATTTAATTTATAATATCTATTTTCGTTTTCCATTCACGAATTCCTTTGAAAATTTATACCTAAAGATGAGTATAAATAGGTATATTTTCTAGATTTCTGTTTGAAATGTATAATTCACAGGAAATTCTCCCTCAAATTCAAAAAGAGCTTCTCTTGCAAGCTCTCCTTTATCTTGAAGAATTTCACTGGCTTCACGATGTTCTCTAGCAATTTTTAAAGTTCGTAAATCGCAATTTAATTCTAGAGGTATTGCCTTTGGCCAATATATTTTAGAATTTGCGTAAAAGCTCAAGGCTTCTAAGACCTTATTTAAGGCCTTGGATTGCTTTGCATTCATTCTTTACTCCAATTATGTTTATATTTAATCAGCAAGAGGTAATGATTTTATTTCGCGATTATGGATTCTGCACATCATTTCTCTTATTTTTTTACACTTATCACTGGCTTCTTCAAGTGTATAAGCCAATCCTACTAAAACCCAGCGTTGAGTTTTTTCTCCAGAACTAGCATGTTCAAGATTATTTCTGACTGTGTTCATATATTCATCAATATGATAAGCACATGAACTGGCAAAGTCGTCATCTAAATTTAATTCAATTGTCCACATTTCTTTTTTTCCATATCTGCGTCTGAAAATTTGCGTACATCACTTTCGTTCATAGAACTCCTTGGCTTTTTCGTAAAAAGCTCGCGTTGCAATCCTAACAGCATCAAAAGTAGCTTGATCGATTTCGTTTAAATACCTTTTCCCAGGGAATTTTTCATTATCTAAAATATAATAGAAATTATCAACTTCTTCTAACCATTCGATGAAGTCCTTGAAGTTATCGTCCTTCATTTCGTTCATTCCATCTTTCAATGCATTTATTTATCATAGTTTCAATATCATCATCTATATTATAAGCCGATGGACCACGTGCACCACAATATCCGCACCAGGAATATGTAAATTTCGAAATTCCATCTTCCATAATTCTAATTTTGTCATTTCCGCAAAACGGACATGGTAAGGATTCTTTCATATCTACGTCTGATAATTACCGTTATGGTTATAAATCGCCTAGTTCCTAATAGCTTGTGAATGGCCATATTCATTCACACTATATCTAGAAGCTTTTTTGCCCTTTGGCTTACGTGTGGACACGCCATGAGCTTCACACCATATCTTAAACGTGTCGACTTTTTTATTTTTTAGCACATTTTCTGGATATTTTAGAAATTTCAGAATTTTGGTAGCCAAATCAGGTTTGATCTTAAATTTTCTGCAAAGCAAATATGGGCCTATGCATCCATGTTCTGAAAACCAATTATGGCAGAATTCGACGATCTCATCAGGTATTTTCATTTTTTTCTCTTTCTCTTTGCCCTATTCGTTGCAGCATCTCAATAAATGCTTTATGGCACTTTGAGGAGCAGCTAATAACCTTATCGTTGAAATAAGGATTCCAAGCGCGCATGTGTGGCTTTTCGCATTTTTGATCGCATATATAGCACGTTGGCGGAAGTGCTTTCATTTAAATATTATGATTTTAAATTGTCACACAATATTTTATGGACTAATTGCATTAACATCGGCCAATTGTCTTTGTCAACATTCTCTCTTATCAAATAAGAAATCGACCCACATAATATATTAAGAACACTGTCTAAGTCTTCTATAGTATGGTTCGGGTATCTTTTTCTCAACTCATGATATATTTTATATCCATCAGCAGAAAAATGGGGATTATCTTCTCCGCTAAGTTTTTCGAACGATTTTCTATTCATTTCTCGCCCTTCATCTCTCTTTTTTCCTTTCTAGAATGACTTCTTCCAAATAGCTTAAAACGATATCCAATTTTTCATTGATATCTTCAATATGTGATATTGATTGAATTTTAGGTATTGAATTACTGTTTTCTTTGATGCTTTCCCAAGCTAACATAAAATGAGCGACGATTCCTATATTATATTTAATCATTGGAGGTATTTCTACAAATTCTTTTAAATCTTTTCCTATAAATAACGCCATGCTTGCAGCTTGACCCAAAAGTGTTTCAATTCCCTCTAAAGCTGTATCATAATTAGGGAAAAGCTTTTTCATATCCGCACGCAATTTTTTATCATCTATCATTTTTTTCCTCTCTTTGACCAATTCTTTCATAAATCTCCCAAAATATTTTATGACTTTTCTTCGAACACGATATCACTTTATCGTTATAACACCAAAGATGTATGGTTAAGTAAGGAGCTTTACAATTTTGATCAGATAAATAGAAGATGGGAACATGGACTTTTGGAATGATCATAATAATCCAAAAAAAAGCAAGTGACTGAAAAAAAAGCCACTTGCTACCTTTCAATAAAGGAGGATATACATGAATAAACACAAAACAAGATTACTTAATCTTAAGATTAAGGTCAATTTATCTATTTAAGCAGATGGAGTAGTCGCCATTTCTTTTTGCTTAATATCAGATCTTAAAGCAACTGATTCCTCAATTGAATCTCCTTCTTCACCGCCTGCAAGATCTTTTTGTTTGAGCTGTAAATCTAATATGAAATTAGCCAATTTGATTAATCTATCATCATCCATATGCTCAATTTCTTTTAATGCTTTAGCATTATCAAGAGCGGCAGAGGCGCGTTGATGTATTGCTTCGCTAGCATGTTCTTTGGCCATAGCAATATCTGTGACACTCCTAGTAATCTTTTCTTCAGCAGACGCAAAATCGCTTTGAGCTTTAGCCTCAAGCGATCTAGCAAGCATTTGGCTTTGTTGCAATTCTGATTGAATCTGCGCTTGTTGAACTTGTTGTGCTTGTTGTGCTTGCTGTTGCGCAAATTCCATGATTTTTTTCTTATCTTGAAGATTACTAATTTCAAGCAAATAAGCATCTGGAATAGCATTTGGAATGATTTGCTTGAGTTGAATCGCTTGCAAGAATTTGAGTTGCTTTTGTGTTGCAGTCATTTCAGCCTCTTCGACCACGCATGAGAACTTAGTGAATTCATTGTCAAAGAAATATTCACTAGGCTGTTTTCCTAATATCTTAAATATTTTTCCCTTTGTCCAATTGTTGACAATCATGTCATCCATGATTTCACCAACTTGGATCTGAGCCATATTTAAGCGGTCAAAAATGTTCCTAAGACCTGTTAGACCAGCTCCCATTTTTAATTTCATCAAAACACCAGTCATTTCTTTAGCGCCCATATTCTGAGCAAAAAGCTCTTCTGGGCCTACTATATCCATGATTTCTTTTTCGATTGAATTGATAAGCTCTAGCCATCCCGCTTGCACCGGAGGCGTTTGAATTTGCATTTGATCAGTTGCTAAATTGGCATTTTGTTTAAAGAATAGGATCTTTCCTGGACCTTGGAAAAAGGCATCTTCAGGATTGACAAGCGCATCTTCTTTTAACATCAAACCACTTTGAATTTGTGCATCTAATATATCTAGAAGCCTATTGCGTCTCCTATTGAGCTCTATCTGACTGTCTCTAATATTGCGCACAACACCTTGATAGCGGTAAGCATAATTTTGCACTTCGGGAAAGTGGTAACAAACGAAAGGCACAAATGGAAATCTGTCGATGCTATAAGGAGATTTTTCTTCGTAAATCAAATGATTATTAACGAGCACATTAAGCTTCACAGTAGGTTTATAGGCCGATATAATCTCAATATTTGGATTATATCTACGCATCAATTGGAATTGATCTCTTGTTCCTTTCCATTGAGCCGTTTCTCCTGTAGCCTTATCTAAGATCTTCTTTGTAGGCTTATATTCTCTAGTCCAATATTCATCATAAGCATACATTTCCATTTGCTGCTGATACCAATTCTGTGCTAAAAATTGAAACTTTCCATCTTTAGCAGCATAGCCCTTTCCTAATGCTGGAAGGTCTTTTTTTAGCCACGGAGCAATACCAAGTAATTGTTTTGAAGTTAAATATTTTCTAGTCCAAATCCAATCGCAATCGCTTAAATCTTGTTTGGTCCAATAAGGATCCATCAAGAACGCATTAAAAGGTATCCTATCAGCCCGTATTTCACCATTTTCTGAGTCCTCTCGAAAGTCCATCCATAAATTGAGAAGATTAAGCCCGCAAGTAATGCCACCTCCAAAACAATCCGTAATCTTTTCATATATTCCGTCTCTCCTTTTTGCCCAATTTAAAACAGTCGTTCTTTGGTCTGCAGTCTCACCAGCATCAGGGTCATTATCGGCCGCTTGTATAATGCTTTGGAGCCTATTGTCGATTTGATATCCTTGAATCATATTGATGATCCTAAGAATCTTATTGAACATCAAAATCTTTTGATTGCGGTAATTGATATTGTAAAATGTATTCCAATAATCTTGTTGTCCAGACATCATTTTTGTATCTAGATCAGCCTCATACCAATATTGCTGCCATAAACTCTGGCTCTCTTTCCACCTATCATCTAATTCTCTTGCAACTGGATTTGTTGTTGGCCACGACATATTTTTCCTAATATTTTTTTGCTTTAAAGATATTGCAAAAATAGATCGCACATGCTAGCTTTTTTTTGAACAAATAAATTGTAAAGAGGTAATATGTATAAAAAACGCGGACCTGGGCCTCTAGGAAGCCATTACACAATGATGTCACCTTTTGAAGAATCTTTAGTAAAGCAAGAAGCTAGAGAAAGAACAATGGCTCGTGAAAACTATGTGCGAGGGATTCAAGGAAATGATGGCGGATGCTTTCCACATCAAAATCATCAAATGCTTGATGAAGGAACAGCAGCAGAATATTAAACTTTTTTCTCCTCTATATGTTTTCTATTCCTTATGCCTTTGGGAATATTGAGCTTGGCAAAGCCAAGCTGTATATAGGAGAATTTTTATTTAATTCCATTTAATAGTGGGAAACGTTTTATGGATGAGGCGTGATAGCAATGACTGTTATTTCTTTTTTTCCCGGTCCATAATACCAAAATATTCGATAAGCTCCTGGTGTATTATTTTGAGCATAAGACTCAAAAATTTCTTCCCCATTAGGTCCTTCCATCTCGTTATATTTATGTGTGTTTAAAGAAGGATGTCTTAAATTTTCCATCATAAATTTAAGACTTTTAAGAACAGCTTTTGCAATAATTACTTTGGATTTATCATTTTTTAATGCGTCCATATCCAGATCAGCTTCTTCGGTAAACGATAGTTCATATTCATTCTGTGTCATTTTCTAGGTATTTCTCCAGTTGATCGAGTTCTTTTGATGATACTTTTCTAACTTTACCTTCTTTCGCTTGCTGAATCGATCTAGACATTTTTTCTTTGAATTGTGCTTTTTTATAAGCATCCATTCCCAATATCACTAAATGATGCATAAAGTCTTTGATATGGATTCTGGATTTTACACATTCTGTTTTGTATTCTATATGCTCAGCAATTGGTACATCAAAACTAATTCTTACTGTTTCTTCTTTCATAAGACCTACTTTGCTCTTACCTTAATTATAAACTATTCTAGAAAAATAGGCAAGTATCAAAATATCTAAAGAGGAAAATATCTTATTTGATCTTTCACTTGAAAAAAAATCCTGAACGTATTAAATTTTGAACGTTTCTCAACAAAACAATAGCCCTATCTTAGAATAGGACAGGCCTGAAAGTATATTATATGCATACCCCGCTTTCACATTGTGATTGCGGGGTTTTTTATTCGATATCTATTCAGATTTATCCTTGATCTTAGCAAGTTTTTGATCAGCATATTCCTTTAATATTATTTCGCAACGTGATCAGTATCCATAATGCTTTACTCTCATTTCTTTGATTTTATCACCATTAAGTTTGCCTGCCTCTCCCACACGTTTAATACCCATTGCTAAATATCTAAAAGCATCTGCACCATTTGAATAACGATCATGAAGGGGTTGATCATAATATACTTTTAAAGCATCATTCCATTTCTTTCGGTAAAAGTCTAAACAATCGAGACCAGCCTTGCAATTTCTTTGATCAAAGATGCAATGGGGAAGAATATTTCTTACTAACTGTATTCCTGATTCAACAGTTTCCGCTTTTAAAACCGTAACATTATAACCAAATCTATCTGCCACTTGAGTTCTTTCATCAGCATTATTGCCCCATTCTCTATTCTTCATATCATGAGGGAAATAATGCATTCCCCAAATGGCTTTATGCTTAGTTTTCCAATCATCTAAATAAGAAAAATAATGCTCTGCTCCTGTTCCGGAGTTTTCATAATAATGCAATAGGTGAATATTTCCATTCTTTGGCAATTGAAAAAGCCAAATAGAAGTGCTATCGCCTACTCCGATATCCCATGCAGTATGAACAGGCAAATCAATATTATGATTGATATTAGTAATTCTATCTTCATTTCTTGCGGCTTGAATATATTTCCCATAATATGATCCCTCTGCTCCCCTTTCAAAGCTGCAAAAATATTCTTGTTGGATAAAGTCTTCTGGTATTCCTTCCGATCTTTTTTGATCTATGAAACTCTTTTCGAATACACTTGTATCTTCAATAGTCAAAAGTTTAGAAAAATATGTTTCTGGATGCAATTTTGCATGATTATATAGGTGATAGAAATGATTTTGTCCGTTAGGAGTACTTGCAAATATCACGGTGCCATTATTTTGAGTTAAACGAGGTTCAATCGTATACCAACTTTCGGGGTCCATGAATGCATATTCAGAGAGTATAACAAAATTGGGGTTCATTCCACGCGCTCTATTAGCGTTTTTGCCGTCGACACCCATAAGACAATAAATAGATCCATTGATAAGCTCTATAGTCATTTCGCTTGCATTCTTGTATTTGATCAATTCTTCTGGGAAATGCTCAAGATAGCCCACTACATTGCCATCATCAGTACCATGGTTTGACTTCCAGATAGCCCTTTTAGCTTGTGAATAATTTGGAAAGCAATGTAGATATACTCCCCTTTTTGTCGCAGCTTCTCTGATAAGGTAATTAAGTGCCAAAAGATCTTTACCACAACCGCGATGAAGACACCATACGTGTTTCTTCATCCCCTTATCTAAAGCTTTTAGCATGGGAATTTGATAGGAGCGAGGATTGAACTTATATGGCAAATTTATATTCACAAAATAACCGAGATACAATCGATGATCATGATTCTTCTATTTTTTCGTAATACTGAGGAGTGATAGTGATAACAGAGTTTTTATTAGGTTCTTCCACTTTCCCATATTTACGACGCCAGCCCTGCTTAGTTATCATAAATTTAGCTGCATCTAACGCATAAGATGGAAGTTCTTTATATTTCGATATGTAATACATGAGTATTTCTTCAGAAGTATCAAGAAAGTATTCAATTTTTTCCTCTCTAACTTCTTCCAAATAAGCAGCTACATCAGGATTATCATTTTTATATTTATTCATAGCTGCTGGACTTATATCGAAATGACGAGCAACAGCACGTAAATTGCCATGTTTACGTA